CCGCGCTCGCCCTTTTGCCCGTCCTTGCCGTTCCTGCCGTCGCGGCCGCGCTTGACGGCCAGCCGCCAGCCTTTGCCGCCGTCGTCCGGCTTGGCGCCGGTCTTTTCCTGGGCGATCCAGAACGAGCCGGCCCAGGTGACGCCGTCGCCAGGAAAATATTCCGAGCCGTCGCGAAAGACGCCGCGGTCGAGCACAACGGCAAAGGTATGGCGGAATTCCCGTACTTCCTCGCCGCGCCGGTAGCGGCGCACGATGGTGCGGCCATCGTCGGCCAGTTCTTCCGTCATGTCCTCGAAGCCAAAACCGTCGCGGCCATCCTTGCCAGCAGCACCGTCTTCGCCCTTCTTGCCATCTCGGCCGATCACCGGGCCGAGCGATCGGGCGCTGCCGTCCGTCATGGTGACGACGAGCTCGCCATCCCTGTCGATCATAGCTGCGGCGAGGCCGATGCCATCGCGGCCAGGTATTCCGTCACCGCCCTTTTCGCCGGGTAGGCCGGGTTCACCCGGATCGCCTTTTTCCGGCAGCAGCTCCTCGAGCGCTTTTAGACGGGCCGCCAGCGCGGCCAGCGGGACGCCTACAGCGTCGAGAACGGCATCGACGGCCTTTTCCACGTCAAACTGCTGCATCGCGCATCCACCCCTCTGCCAGGCGCCGGGAAAGCCTGTCCTTCCACGCCTTGTTGGCATCCTCGGCCGGCGGCGGTAGTGCGGCGGCCTCGCTGCCGGCCGGCGCAGGCTTCGGTTTGGCGAACGGATCATTGCGATCGCGCTTGTCGAGCGCGGCGAGCGAGAAATTCTGCTGCTGCAGGTATGGCGTATCGCCGCCCTTGACCGGCGCCAGGTCGAACTGCCAGCGCGCCTCGTTCGGCGACATGAAGCCGGCGCCGATCGCATCGCCGGCCGCCTTGACCTTGGCGGCGGTGTCCATGCGCAGCAGTCCCTGCAGGTCAAACTCGGTGCCGTAGGTGCGGCCGTCCTTGGTGCTGTCGAGGCCGAGGCCTTCGTCGAGGCTGACCTCGAGATTCTCGATCAGACTCTGCAGGCATTGCGAATAGTATTGCTGGTTGAGCGCCTCGATGTTGTTGAGCGTCGGTGCCGGCCCGACGCCGACCATGTAGGGCGGCACATGGAAGCAGGAGCAGACGTTTTCGGCCGACCATTTCAGCTGCTCGATCAGCTGGCTGTCGACGGCATTGACGCTCATCGCCTCGTATTTCAGGCCGTCGCCTAGGACTGCCACCTTGCCGGCATTCTGGCCGCTGTAGTTGCTGTCCCAGTGCTCCTTGAGCCGCGCGGCGGTCTCGTTGGCGATCGCGCCTGGTGCGGTCAGCACGCCGCCGGGATTGGCGCCGTTGGCGAAGAAGTCGACCGAATTGCCCTGGATCTTCAGTCCCTGCAGCGCCGCCAGGCCGCAGGCATAGATCGGCGAAACGCCGACCAGCGGATGGTAGAGCGGCACCATCAGGTCATGGATGACCTCGCTGGCCGGGACGGTGATGTTCTCCTGGTCGAAGACGCCGGCCAGGTCGTCGCGCCTGAGCTCGTAGTAGACCTCGCCGTTCGGCGCCACCAGCGGTATCACGCGCTGCGGATCGAGCACCGTCATGGCGACGACAATGCCGCGCTGGTCGCGCTCCTTCAGCACGTAGGTGTTGCCGTAGACCAGCTTCGAAGTGATCCACTGCTCGAAGAACTTAATGCGCGTCTGGAAATGGTTCGGCTTGCGCAGCACCGGCGAGAAGGCCGGGCTGACGATCTCCGACCAGATGCCGAACTGGTCCTCCTCGACCAGCTTGACGCGCATCTTGCCGATGTCGGACGCGATCAGCGTCACGCAGGCGAACACCGCCGAGAACGACAGCACGTCGGCGATACGGATCTCCTGGTTGCGCTGCCAGGCGCCGGGAAACGGATCGCGGACGATGAGCGGCCACCAGCCGCGGCCGGATCCGAAACCGCCCCAGTTCTGCACCGGCGACAGCGTCGGCCGCGGCGCCCGTTCGATGACCAGCCCGAGCAGCGGAATGCGCACCTTACTCGTCCTCGGCCTTGACGCGCCGGGTCTTGTACTTCTTGCCGTTGTCGTCCGGCGCCGGCTCCTCGGACTTGGTCGTCGTCGGCTTCGTCTTCGTCAACGAATCCTTGCGCGTGGCGCGGCCGAGCGAGAACAGCGTCGCGGCATATTGTTCTTCGGCCTCGAATTCCTCGCCGGCCTGGATGACCTTGCCGCCGAAGGTATGCGGCTTGGTGGCGATCATTTTGACCATGGTTCAATGCTCCTTTGAAAAGGACGGCCCGGCTTGAGGGACGGAACCGGGCCGCCAGGGTCTGCGGTCAGGGCGTGACGACGGCGCCGGTGTAGTTGGCGCCGGTGATGAACGCGACTGCCTGGTCGCGGCGGCGGCGCCAGGTGATCCAGCGCTCGGCACGGATGCCGACACAGTTGTTCTGCCACAGCGAGAAGGTCGCGGCCGCGCCTGCCGCAGGCGCCGAATCCATCGCCAGCGTCGCCTCACGTGAAGCATCGATGGTCACGCCGCCGTCATCGGCGAGCAGGATCTCGGAAGCCTTGACCAGGATCATCAGTCCGGCGGGAACCGCCTGGCTGGTGACCACCGGCAGCCCCATAAGGGTGCCGCCGCGCAGGCCCATGCCGGCGAATTCCGACTGGCCAAGCGGGTTCTGCAGCATGGCGATCTGCAGGGCGAGCGTCTCGTTCATGATCCAGACGGCGTCCGGGATGCCGAGATTGGCGGTGATAAAGGCATTGAACAGCGCCTGCAGGTCGGTCCTGAGATCCTGCGCGCCGGTGCCGCTGGATGGTATGCCGGCGACGCCGTAGAGGATCGAGGCCGGCGAGATGCCGGCGACCGCGGCATTGGCAGGATCGATGAACTCGGCATCGATGAACTGCGCGACCTGCGCCACCAGGTCGGTGCGTACCGTTTCCTCGGCCGAAGGCGTCGACAGCCTGACCAGCTCGTCGGACAGCACCACGATGCCGGCGACCTTGTTCACGTCCAGCTGGATCTGGGTAAACTTGAGTTCGCTGACCGGCTTGGGCAGCGCCTCGCCGACCCAGTTGACCAGCGATCCCTGCGTCTGCACCGGGATCTTGACCATGAACGGCACCCGGCGCAGGCCGGGGATCCGCCCGACGATGGTCGCCGGCCGCAACAGCTCGATCAGCTCGTCGGCCATTTGCCGATAGGTGACCAGCGGCTGCGCCCAGTCGGCATCGGTGGTCGTGCCGGCCGACACCGCGGCGCGCAGGACGGTTTCGACCTCTGGCGTCGAATCGTGCCAGCGCTTGGCGAACTCGGCCGCCTCGAGTCGGTTGCCCCGGCTTGCCGCAAGCGCCATCACATAGCGCGTGAAGGCGGTCGCCGGCGGCAGGGTCTGGCGGATCTGGATGGCACTGCCGCCGCGCGCCGCGGCAGCCCGTGCCGGATCGTTGACGCCCTGCACCGGCCTGGCATTGGCGCGGTTGAGCCTGTCGATCGAAGACAGCCGCTTCAGGTCGGCGTCGATAGCTTCGATCTCCTGCTCGAGCGTATCGAACTCCTCCTGCTCGGCAGCGTCGGTCGAGCGGCCCTCGTCGACGGTCTTCTGCATGATCTCGTTCATGCGCGTGGTCTTGTTGGTTTTCGACGCCTCAAAGGCGGCGATCTGTTCGGCGAGCGTCTTCATGGCGCTGCCCTCCTTTGCTTGTCGTCTGGTTAGGCCCGCGGCGCCGGGCAGGTAGACGATGCGCCGCTCATGGCCCGACGCGGCCCGCAGCGCTTCGTCGATGGATTTGACCTGGGTGATGGTGGCGTCCTCGTTGGCCGGGATCGTCACCAGGGAAAGCTCGAGCACTTCCGATTTCAGGAAGCGCAGTGCGCCCCATGGCTCTTTCGGATTGATCGGTTCGGAGTCGCGCGGCATGAAGCCGATCGACACGGCGCGCACCAGATTGGCCTTGAGGTGCTGCCAGGCATCCTCGAGGCGGTCGCGCAGCCGTCCCGGCTCGGCGATCTTGGCCAGTTCGGCGCGGAAGGTGATGCCGGCCTTGGTCGGCTTGTCGAACCAGACATGGCCGACCGGCTGGTCGTGCTTGTGCTGCCACAGGAGCGGCAGCGGCGACTTGAACGACACACCGAGCGGCTCGACGATGTCGCCGAGGCGATCCGGCGACGGCGTCGTCGCCACGCCGCGGATTGAGCGGGTTTCCTCCTCGAGGGACTTGATCTCGATCAGGCTATAGGCGCGCGAAAGCATGGCTCATCCTCATCAAGTCGCAGTGACCGTGAAGGTTTTCGCGGCCGATGCCTGCCCATCGGTTTCGACGGTCAGGTCTTTGGCGCCCGGCAAGGCAAAACCGGGCATGTCGGCGGTTAATTCGGTCGCCGAGACGTAGTGCGTCACCACGCCATTGCCGTCGAGCTTGACGAGGCTGTCGGCGGTGAAGCCGGTGCCGCTGATGGTCACCTGAACCGGCGTGTTGATGACCGTCGTGGCCGGGTTGACGCTGTCGACAGTCGGCGGCTCCGCCGGCGGCGGCTCGGGCGTGACGATGCCGGGATGCGCGATCATGATACCCCTGGGCGCGAGCCCGGGCCGTCCTGAACCTCTAGGCATGAACACCTCCTGTGAAGATCATCTGGTATTGCGGCTGGCGCAGCGGCTCGGGATTGCGGCTCATCAGCATGACCGCGTCGAAGACCGCCATCAGCGGATCGATCTTGGCTTTTCCGGCCGCCTGCTTGGTGATCAGCACGGCATTGCCGCGCTGCTCGACGCGGGCATTGCCGACGCACCAGGCCATCAGCCCGGATCCGGAATGCCAGAGCGTGCCGTCCTTCAGCTTGCGCTCCATGCCCCAGACGGCGCCGGACAGCCGATAGCCCTGGCCGATGCCGACCAACTGGCCCTCGGTCAGCCCGCGGCTGGCGAGTTCGTCGACCAGCGCCGAGATGCCCATCGGGTCGAGCCCGACCGCGCCCTTTTCCGGCAGCAGCCCGGCCTCGGCCAGTTTCTGCACGATATCGGCGACCTCGCGAACATCCTGCGTCGCTTCCTCGCAGATCGTCAGGTCGCCATCGGCCTCGAAGTCACGCAGCCGTGAAACGATCTCGCGGCGCCGCTCGAGCACGTCCGGCTGCGCCCAGGCATGCGCCCAGACCAGCCAGTCGCGGCTTTCGCGGTCGCGGCCGATCACCGCCAGACCGAACAGGTCGTCGAGGCCGCCGCCGTCGATGCCGACCACCGCCACATCGGAGCGCTCGACCAGCGCCTCCAGCGTCAGGCTGTCATCGCCTGCGTCCGGCCAGTAGTCGGCACCGAGCCAGTGGTCGCCATGCAGCGCCAGGCCGATCTCGACGTTGAAATGCTGGCTGGCCAGCAGCGCCAGCGCGTCCGGGCCATCGCGCTCGGCCACCGTCAGCGCATTGCGCAGGAAGGCGAGATCGACCGATCGGCCGAGGTTCGGATTGACCGCCGGCCAGGTCTTTTCGTCCTTCCAGCCGCCCTCGTCGGCCAGCTTGTGCGGCAGCTCGTAGAGCACCGCCAGTCTGGGCAGCCTGACCTTGCCGTCGCGGATATCGCGCGCCAGCGCCAGCTCGGACTTGAAGACGCCGCGCGGCGGATCCTTGGACTGCGTGGTGATCTGGATCATGAAGCCGCCAGGCCGCGCCGCCAGGCCGCCGCGGATCTCGAGGAAGACGTCCGCGGCGTCGGCCTTCCTGGCGAAGACGTGCGTCTCGTCGACCAAAATGCCGGTCGCCTTCGATCCGGTAATGACGTTGGTGTCGGCTGCCTTGATCTGCAGCAGGGCGCCGGTGTTGCGGTGCGTGATCGTCCGCACATGGCGCTGCAGGTGGAACAGCTTCGTCAGCTCGTGATCCATGCGGATGATGCCGGACGCCTGCTTGAACGAGATGTCGGCAATCTCCTTGGTCGGCGCGATCAGCAGAAACTCGGCGTTATCAACCGGATTGACGATCATCGCCGTGACCATGATTGCCGCGGCATAGGTCGACTTGGCGTTCTTCTTCGGCACCAGGAGAAAGAATTCCTGGATCATGCGGCGCCGGGTTTTGGGATCGTAGGCGCCGAAGATCGCCGCCACGATGTCGAAGATCCAGCGATCGCCGGCCTCGCCGAGCGTCGGATTGCCGTGCACGTCAGGCAGTTTCAGTCGCTTGAAGATCCGCAGAGCCCGTGCCGCCTCGTCCTCGAACAGCGGCAGTTCCGGCACCAGCGGCTGCCTGGCCAGAAGCCGTGTTTCCCAGTCTGGGCAGGATGTGTCCCACATCTCAGTTCGGCCTCGGCGGCGTCTGCAGATCCTCGCCCCAGTCGGTCGCCTCGCCGGCCGTCTGCGCGGCCAGCTGCGCGGCCTCCTTCTTGCCGATCGGGATCGAGTTAGGATCGAGCATTTCGGTCGAGGCCCGCCAGCCGAACCGGCATTGCAGGGCGAAGGCGATGGCCCGCATGGCGGCGCCGTCATTGCCGCCGGCGATGCGCAGCAGGTTGCCGGCGAGCTTGGCCTCGACGGTCGCGGCGCCGCGCTCGATCTCGCTGCGGTAATGCGTCCGCAGCGTCGGGACGGTAATGCCGAGCACCATGCAAATCCGCTCGCCGGGAATGCCGAATCCGGCCATCACCTCGACCATCTGCCGGTCCTTGGCAGTCGGGACATGCGGTGGCCGCCCGCCCTTATTCGGCGGCTTCGGCGCGCTCGCGCTTGGCTTTGATGGCCGCGTCGTAGCTCGCCGCGGCGTCTTTGGCCGGGTCATACCTCTCCTCGCTGATGTCTTCGAAAGTGCGGCCGTCGCCGTCGAGCGTCGCCGCCTCACCGGTGAACGCCTGCCAGCGTTTTATGGCGACGTCGCAATAGCGCTCGTCGATCTCCAGGCAGAGCGCCGCCCGGCCTTCCATTTCGGCGGCGATTATCGTGGTGCCGGATCCGACGAAGGGATCGTAGACGGCTTGCCCGGCTGACGAGTTGTTGACGATCGGCCGGCGCATGCACTCGACCGGCTTCTGGGTGGAATGGCCGGTTTCGGAAACCTGGTGGTCAATTGTCCACAGCGTCGACTGCGAGCGGTCGCCGGTCCATTGACCTTTCTTGCGCACTGCGTACCAGCACGGCTCGTGCTGCCAGTGGTAGTCGCCACGCGAGATCACAAAGCGGGTTTTGGCCCAGATGATCTCCGCGCGGATCTTGAAGTCGGCGCCTTCAAGTGCCGTTTGGGTCGCGGCCGTAAACCAGCTTGCATGCCAGACATAGGCGATCTGGCCGGGAAACAGCGCATAGGCTTCGCGCCAATCCAATCGCCCGTCGTTCGGCACTTTGCCTATGGCTCGCCCATCGCTTGGCAAGCCATCTACCCTAAAGCTGTGGTTGCGCCATTCGGCGTCATACTCCACGCCATAAGGCGGATCGGTCACCATGAGGTTCGGCTTCACGCCGCCGAGCAGCCGCGCCACGTCATCGGCGGCGGTGGCGTCGCCGCACAAGAGTCGGTGATTGCCGCAGATCCACAGATCGCCCCGTCGCGAAACGGCATTGACGCCGAGCGGCGGCGCCTCGTCGGGATCCGTCAGCCCCGCCGTCCGATCGGCCAGCAAGTCGGCCAGGAAGTCGATGCCGAAGCCGAGCAGGCCGAGGTCAAAACCATCCTCGCCGAGCCCGCCGATCTCGATGCGCAGCAGCTCCTCGTCCCAGCCGGCATTGAGCGCCAGCTGGTTGTCGGCCAGCACATAGGCGCGCTTCTGCGCCTCGCTCCAGCCCCTGGCGACAACGACCGGGACATCGCGGGCTCCGAGCGACCTGGCCGCCAGGACGCGCGCATGTCCGGCAATGATGCCGCCGGCCTCGTCGATGAGTACCGGCGCGGTAAAACCCCATTCACGAATCGATGCGGCGATCGCGGCGACCTGCTCGGGCGAGTGCGTGCGGGCATTGCGCGCGTATGGCACCAGCGCGGCGACGGCGCGCCGCTCGACGGCGAAGGCGGGCCAATCCTGGTTTTTGCCCATCGCTATTTTGCACCGAGGAAAAAATCTATGCGTGGCTGCGGGGCCGCTCCGCGGCCGGCGTGCCATTTCGGCACATATACGCCCCCCCGGTCCCCCAGTCAGCAATAAAATTGCGCTGTATACGTCAGAGGCGACCGATTGTTGCTGGATTACGTTCGATTGTTGCGAGACGAGTGCTCGAGCCCTTGCTTCAGGCTGTCATGGCAAGGCTTGCACAGGGTTTGGAAGGGACCGGCCCAGAACCGGGTTTCATCGCCGCGATGCGGCTCGATGTGGTCGCAGACCAGCTGCGATGTATCGGCAATGACATGGTGGCAGAGGCGGCAGGTGAACAGGTCGCGGACCAGTACCGACCAGCGCAGATGCTGCCATCGCCTGGTATGATACCAGGCCTGCCAGTGCTGGGTGGCATGGCGGTATCGGCTTTCGGCCTTGTCGTCGCCCGATGCATAGCCGATGCGTGGCACCAGGGCGGTGAGCCTGGGCTTCAGGTTGCGCAGCATCAGGCACCGATCTGGCACCACTTCCAATGATAGCCATGCACGGTTCTCCTGCTATCCCGGCATGCCCGGCTGATACGCGTTCGAGTACCCATGTCACAGAAGCCCCTTTCCACAGCAAGAGATCGGACTGCTTCCGCGACCGAAGGATAAACCCGTCCATCGGATCGCTCGACCGCACGTTTGCCATTACCTTTTTGCGGATAGTCCATCACGCACCGATCTGGTCGATCGTAGTCAGTGCCACCCATGCTCCGTTCTTGCGGAAGTACATCTTGCCGTCACTGGGTGCATCGAGGAAGGTCACGCCAGGCACACCCTGCGGCCCTTGCGGGCCAGCAGGCCCAGGTTCGCCTTGAATGCCCTGCGCACCTTGGAATCCTTGCGGTCCCTGATCGCCCTTGGCACCAGGTGCACCATCGGCACCAGTCGGTCCTTGCGGCCCTGGTACTGTACTGTCGGGACCAGGCGGTCCTTGCGCACCGTCGGCTCCTGCTGGCCCTTGCGGTCCAGGCACCGTGCTATCCGCACCAAGCGGTCCTTGCGGCCCTGCTGGTCCGACTGGTCCTACAGGTCCTACAGGTCCTACAGGTCCAACGGGTCCGGGCGGCCCTTGCTCACCCGAACCATCACTGCTGCCGCCACCGCCACCACCGAAGCCGGGGATGAGCTCGGTCCAGCCCTGATCCTTGCGGGCATAGACCCGGCCGTTGCGCGGCGCATCCGCGACCAGCGGCTTGCCCTTGACCTTCAGCTTGCCGGCGTCTTCGTCGAAGACCAGGTCGTCGCTGCCGCCGATCGAGCGGTTGGACGACCAGACCGCCACCTGGTCGGCGACACCCTTGCCGGTGACATCCTTGCGATAAAGCGGCTGGTCCATCTCGACCCTCCTATGATGACGCCACCATGATCTCGCCGTTGACGGTGACCGCGACTGGAGTACTGCCTGGCGGAATCGTGATCGCGACCAGGATCGGCGTCTGTTCCGGCGGCGGCGTTGGCGCCGGCGCTGGTTCCGGGATCTTGGCCGCCTTCAGAGCAGCGCGGAACTTGTCGTAATAGCTGGCGACCTGCTTGCCCATCTTCGACACGTCGCCGTTGATGATGCCTCTGGCATTGACGGGGTCGTCTACGGTGTCGTTGAAATACCTGCCGAGCGTCTCCGGCTTGCCGTCCTTCTGGCGGAACCAGCCCTCGGTCATGCCCTGGAACATTATCCGGGAAGCGATGACCAGATCGAGCGCCTGATCGGCATGCCACTCGATGTCGCGGTCGCCGGTCAGACCGAGTTTTTTGGTCGCCTTGGCGTAATTGTCGCGCCACGTCAGTTGGACGAAACCGCGGCCATAATAGGTTTGCCCGGTTTCGGGATCCTTCTTGCCGTACGGCCTGCCGCTGCCTTTGCCGTATTCCTCGATCGGCCACATGGTCTTCGCCGTTTCATGGAAGGTAGTAGCCAGCATGTAGGCCAGCCAGCGCGTGTCGGTCATCGCGACGCCGGTCTGCTGGGCTTCCCACTGGCCGAGGACGGCATTCATGCCATCGACCTGCTGCTGGCTCAGCGCGCCGCCGAACAGCGAACCGCGGACGGAATCGAAGAAGATCGTGCGGTCGAACATTAACGGATCAGCTGCCATCGCCATCGCCCTCGCCCTCGCCCTCGCCCTCGCCCTCGTCCTCGTTCTCGTCCTCGAGGATCTGGGTATATTCCTCGAGCATGGCGATAATCCTATCCCGGTCGACGCCAGCCTCGCGCGCCGCGGCGATCAGCTCCTTCAGTTCCTGTTCGAAATTCATGTCGGCCTCCTGTTTCAGAACGGCTCGTCAGGTTCGCACTCTTCTGGACTAGGCTTGTAGCCGATCCCCATCGCGTCGTGGATCTCGGCGAGCAGCGTGATGCAGACCGTGACCTCGATGCGGATGGCCTCGACGTCGGCCGCCAGGCTGTCGAGCGTCACCTCGGCCTTGCGGGGCTCGGCCGTCATGCCTGGAACGCGCCGTGTATGGGCCTGCATGTCATGGATCAATTTCATGGCAGCCTCCCTATGCCTGCCGCAACGCATCGAGCGCGGCGATGATGCGATCTTCGTGGCCCATGCGCTCGGTATGCTCGGCGTCGATCCGGCGCAGCGCTTCCTTCGACCGGTGTACCAGCTCGGCGGCCTCGACGCGTAGATCGTCGATTAGTTTAGCGCGTGCTAAATGATACGCGCTTTCTGCCTTTTGTCGCGCCAGGCGGCGGCTTTCGTAGTCGCGGCCGGCCTGGTCGAAAAGCCGGCGCGCAGTGTCCGAATTGCGCTCCAAAGACGACGTCCGGACGAGTTCTGGCTGGGCATTCATGGGGTTTCCTTTCATGTTTCAGAAAACAAATCAGAGGATGATTGTCGGGAATGCAACCTGGATGCGAGATCGTGATGTTCCCGTCTCAATCGCAGATGCGCAACTGATCCTGCTGGCCAGCGGTATCGGTCGGTCTGATATGCCTGCCGCCCATGGATGAAGGTTTCCAGATCGTCAGCCTGGAATGGTCCAACCAGCTCCAAATTGCGCCAGCGGGATGACCAGCGATAATAGCCGCCAGCCGAGTGTTCCTCGCCATACTCATCGAACCACTCGGATTCTTCGACCCATAGTCGATAACCACTTAATCGGCCGTGCCAAAAACCGCAGCGTTGGGCTTCGAACAACCACATGCCGTGCGATCCATTGAATCCATGGATCCAACGTTCAAATGCCCGCGGCGCGTAGCGCACTCTGAAGCGATCGACACCGATGCGTTCAGCATCCTGCCAAAGTTTGGGCGGTAAAAACGGAATCCAGATCTGGGCAATATCCGCACCAGCATAACTGCTGGCCCGGGCTTCGATTTCCTCCAGGCCGATCACCGAATGTTGTAATTCGAACGCCACGCCCTTGCCATTTCTCGTCCATGGCCATGCCATGACATCGGCACGGCGATCCCCTGGAAGGGTAGCGATCGGGAATTCTACCTCGGCACGTATTCCTCGTTTGACGAAGGCATCATGCAGCAACCGCTTGGCGAGCAGATGCGCAGATGTTTCACCCAGACCCCATGCGCAGATGGTTGGCGGCTTGTGCGCGAAATGCGCGACGACAATACGCCCCTTCTTCAGGATCAGAGTACTTTTGCATTCAGGACATAGATATGCCGCACCGCGCTCTGCTTCCGCGGCATCGACTCGGCGCCCATCGAGCGAACCGATCAACATGGTGCGCTCCCGTTCATTTTTTCGTCATCTTGCTGCCCCAGCGCCTTGAGCAGTACCGGCGTCACATGCAACTTTTGACCGTCGAGCCAGTCTGGTGGATTGACGTCGATGCGCGGCGGCGGCTCAAGCTTCTCAGGTGGTTCCGGCTTCGGAAACTGCTTCAGCAGATCGGCCTTGGCCTTGTCATGCATGTTGTAGAACCGCCGCATGCGCTCCTGCTGCCGGGCGATTTCCTCTGGTGAGGGTTGCGGCAGTGGCGGCAGTTTATCGGCCGCTATCTGCTCCTGCCGCTTAAGCCGCGCCAGTTCATCCAGGAACGGCTGCTCGGCCTCGTCGCACAGTTTGCGCAGTTCGGTTGGCCACGGCACGAACAGCGAGCCATGCCGGCCTTGCAATGCCCATGCCAGCGACTGCTCCAACGCCGCTTGGGAAACGCCGCCGAGTGCCGCCAGGTAAGCGCTTATCGCCACACCGGGATCGTCGGGACTGGGCTTCGGCAGGCTGTTGAGTAGCACCCGAAGCATTCCCAGTTTTTGCTCAGTGGTGGCTTTCGGGCGGAAGAAGGAAATACCCGTCATCGCCATTGTGCTGCTCCTCCTTGAGTGCGGCCATGCGCCGATCGATCTCCTCGATCATCGAATTTTTGGGTTTGTTCGCGCGCTTGCGCGCAGGGCGGCGCTCTGCGCCGCCTACATCTACGTTAGTAGATGTATTCTGATTCTGATTCTGGACAGGTGCGCGCGCGCGCGAAGAATTCGTTGGCTTTTTCGCGATTCTCGCCGCACCCTTTGCCGCAGGGTTTGCCGCACCCTTCGCCGCAGGGTTCGTTTTATACTTAGTATCCTTTGGTGACTGTTTCGCCGCAGGGTTCGCCGCAGCCCTTTCCATCTCATAATCGGTGCGGCCATTGTGCAAACGGCCGTCAGCGTCCAACGATAGTTTACCGAAATCAATTAGCCGCTGGACATTGCTGACTACCTCAGTTGAGCGCCGATAACCGAGCAGCCGACGCAGGCTAAAAGCATCGAAACGGATCGGGCCACCCTGTTCGTACATCAGGAAAATCAACCGCACATAATTGGCGAAGTCCTCGCGGTTCATACCCCGCGTTCCGTGCAGGAAATCCTGTGGATAGCATTTGAAATACGGCAGACTGCGCGTCATGCCGACACCTCAGCCGCCTCCTCGAGGAAGGAATACCGCCAGGCCTCGCAGCGGCCGGTCATGCGGCGGCCTCCGGTTCGGCGAGAATGGCGGCTACACGCTCGCGGTCGAGCCACACGACAAGTCCGAGCTTTTCGGTGCCTTTGAAAGTAATGGGCTGGTCCGTGGCAAAGCTTATCTTCGTGATGCCTTTGTTCATATTCAGGCTGTTGGCGCAGTGATCCAGGTTCTGGAACTGGACCTTGTCATCGCCATATCGGGTAATGAGTTCGGAAAGTTTCATGCCTCGACCCTCACGCGGACGGCGTCCCACAGTTCGAGCACCTGCATGGCTTCGTTGAACGACCTCGCCACCGCATGCGGCACGCCGCGCGCCTGGCAGGCATCGCGGAAGGCCTCCTGTGCCTCGGTCAGCGGCGCCCGGCCGCGCTTGAGCTCGAGCCAGTGATGCTGGCCGGTCGGCGAGATCAATAAAAAGTCGGAAAATCCGGGCTTTACGCCCATCCGCTTGAGCAGGGCCGCGGTTTCCTTGCTGCGCTTTTCACCGGCCGGGAAATGCGTCCAGATCCAGCCAGGTGCCGAGCCGAGGTCGAGGCTGTCGGCGATGGCGATGTGGGTTTGCCGTTCCAGCGCCGGCGGCGGTTTTGTGCCGCGCTGCCGGCGCGGATCCTTCAACAGGTCGAGCTGGCGCCAGGCGGTCATCAGAGTTCCAGCCGTCGTGTGACTTCAGCGTGAATCGCATCGACGAGAGCAAGCGCCTTTTCCGCGCCATACCGAGTAACAAGACCCTTTGCAGCCGCGGCAAGATCATCTGGAACAGTGAAGGTCTTTTTGCGAAAACCCGCCTCGATCATTGCCGCATGTGGCGAGATATCCCCGGCAAGCACGCGCTTGTGCAGATCGGGCCGCTTGGAGCGCAGCATGCGCAGGGCACGGTCGCGGGTGTTGCCGTGATTGGTTTTATTTCTGACATTGTCAGATTTAACCGCCTTGCGTTTGCGCTTTCCCGGCTTGTGCTGCAATGCCTTGTCGATGGCGTCGAGCGCCTCGGTGTCGTCGAAGCAGAGGTGCTTCAGCCGCTCGATCGAACAGCCGAGCCCGCGCGGAACATCGGTCGTGACGAACTGCTCAAACGACTCGAATTCGATGTCCTCGTCGACCAGGTCGCTATGCCGCTTGCGCCACATCTCGACGTGCCATTCATTGTCACCGAGGATGTGCTTGACGGTGCGCGGAATCATATCAAGGCTTCCACCGCCATGATTGATCTGACGACTGAGCGCCAGAACGGATTCCTCAAAGATCACATCGAAGTTGATGTCACGATCGTCGCTCAAAGCGAGGCTAACCATCGCTTGCCCTCCTCCTCGATCCGCTGCCATTCGGCCAAGGTCGGATTGCCAAAATTGACGACAGCCATGCGCCGTTTTAGATCGTTATGGATCTGCTTATAGGCATCGCCGCCCTTGGGCGGCATCTGGCCGTTCAGGCGCACGGCTATACGTGCGACTAGCTTATTGACCCTGGAACTAATGGCATCGATTTCCTCGCGCGATGTCTGCGCTGTATCTGCCTCGATCGGCCGATCCATTTCACGATTGATGTTAATGAGGTCGGTTTCGTCCAGGAAAGGCCAACGCGCTTTCGCTCGCTGGGCGCGTTTGATTTCTTCGGCGCTATAGTCTTCGCCACTGGCGATCCGGCCCTGTTCCATGCCGTCGGCTGCCAGTTTGCGCCACGGCTCAGCTTCGTTGCGCTCAGCTGCTTTGCGTTCTTCCCGTTTGTCGACCTCGTCAACAGCAATCGCGATATCCTGCTCGATCTGTTTTGCCATCCTGACGATCTCAGGGTCCGCCGGGATGAATAGATAAGCCGGCTGGATCGGGAACCCGGGAACATCAGCCTGCATCCGGATAAACCGGCCGATCGCCTGCCGGAAGAACAGATCCGTGCGGTAGTTGGTCCCCCAGACGCCGACGCGCAGTCGCGGGATATCGACGCCCTCGCTGATCATGCGGACAGCTACGATCCATTTTCGTGGACTGTCGCGGAACTGCCGGATTTTCTCAGGCGCGTTTTTATCTTCGCTTATGGCGATTGTTGGAGCCTCGCCGGTCATCGCCTCCAGCACGGCTGCGATTGCCTTTGCTGGCTCCATGCCCTCACAAAGCACCAAGCCGCCCGCATCGGGATGTGTCTTGCGAATCTCATCGAGTTGATTGATTGCGCCGCCCAGCATGTTGTGAAAAAGGTGGTATTTATGATCGATGGCAGTGCGCAGCCGGCGTCCCTCGTCCTGCTTCGACAGCAAATCACCAAACCGCTTTTTGAAGATCAGGCCATCTTGCGCCCATTCGATATCTCCGTCGAATTGCGCAAAAACGATGCGGCGACAGATCTCGTCGGAGACAGCTTCGCTGTAAGTGTATTTGAAATTCGGGATCGGTATCCCATCGGTCCCGTAGTGCAGGAAACTGATATTTTCCTCATCATGCCGGAACGGTGTTCCTGACATCGACAGAATGAAACCAGAATGCTCGAGGACGCTGTTGATTCCCTGGCCCCATGGTTTGTTTATCGAGGCGTGATGGATTTCATCGCAGGCAGCAAACACGTCGTTGCCACTGGCGAATCTTCGGTGATCGAGAGGCTGGCTGGCGATCGACTGATAAGTGGTCACATAACCACGGCAATCAGCGCGAAGTGGGAAGATATCGCTGTTGTCACCATAATCGAGCTCAATGCCCATGCCTCGGGCCGCAAGCGCAACCTGGTGCACGACTTCCGTCGTCGGCGCAGCAATGATAGCCTTCCGGCTGACGCCACTGGCAAAGCGACGTCGCATTGTTTCAAGCATGACCTTGGTTTTCCCGGCCGCTGGGCATGCTTCGATCAAGAAACGGGTGTCTGGACAGAGCGCGATCTCTTCCAGGCACCTGATCTGCCATTTCCTTTCCTCCATGGCTTTTGCTCCCTTTTTCCGATTGCAGACAGCACACAGCGCCTGCCCGTTGATGACATCGGTTGCGCCTCCTCGTGCGAATGGCGTGATGTGATCGGCATGAAAGTTTTCGCGGGTTAATTCGGCGCCGCAGTCAGTGCAGCGACCGCCGGCAGCGCGAAAGAGCGCCATGCGTTCACCGAAATTGAACGAGCGCCGAGCACCGTTCATGCTGCCGCCTCCATGCGCCCGAAGAATCGCGGGCCGTCCTGGTGGCTCTGATCGAACCGGTACCAGGCGGCGTTGTCCTTGCCGGTTGATGGCGAATCCGGGATCCACTTCACCCGGCCGACGGTGACGATGTGGCTGCAGCGGCCGAGATAGGCGCCGGCCTGCCTGGTGTGGCACCAGTCGGCATCGAACAGCAGCCAGGTCGGCCGCAGCTGCTGAAAGCGGCCGATAAGCGGATGCAGGAGCTCGCGCGTCCATGGCGGGTTGGTGATGATCGCCTCGATGCCGGCCAGGTCTTGCTCGTCGAGAAACAGCGCGTCCTTGCCGTCGCGGAGGTCGCCGGCATAGCCGCAGACGAGGCCGAGCTGCTCGAGGTGCCGGATCAGATAGCCGTCGCCGGCGCACGGCTCGGCGAAGGTCTGGATCCTGCCGATGAACGGCAATAGCGGCAGCACTGCTTCACGCGGCGTGGCGTAGGCATCCATCGGACGGCGCGCGAATCCTGATCGCTTGCCCATGGCCGGTCTCAATCATCGAGGATCGAGAATGACGGGGCCGCTGGCTTGCCGCGCTCCATGGTTTTTTCCAGTGCGGCGACCTCCTTCGCCAGCGCCTGGACGATCTTGCCGATATCGTCGTCGTCGAATTCATAGTGCTTGGCGTTGGTGCCGCCGAGGTTGCCGATGCGGCGGATTGCGGCGAGCGCCTTGTTCATGCGCGGATCGACCAGGCGCACGAATTTTTCGCGCTTGCTCTCGTCGGGCTTTACCTTGGCCTTGCCGTTGGCCGTTTTTCCCGGCCCGGTTTTTTTCGCGGGCGGATTCGGTGCTAGCGGCTCGAGGATCTCGCCGGTTTCGGGATTGTGCATTTCGGTCATGGCAGGCGTCCTCCCTCTTGAAACGGGTTGCCGCCGCGCCGCATGGACAAGGAACAATGCGGCGCGGGCGGCTTCCTTCCGGCAACCACGGAACCCGGCGGAACTGTTTGGGGCAGCGACCGCCGTTTTCCGCGCGAGGCGGAAACTTTGTCAGGCAGTCAGTCGGCTACGGCGCCTTTCGGGTTCGGCGCCGAACTTGTCTGGCCGCAAGTCATGCACTGAAATTCCGGTCAGGCGCGATACCTCGAGGACGTGTTCCACCGGAACGACTTCCCAGTGATAGATCGCCTGCCAGGTCCGATTGAGTTTTTGCGCGAGTACCTTGTGGCCCCCGGCCTTATCGATGGCGTTCCGGCAGGCAACCGCCTTTGGATCGTCCTTTGAATATCTGCGAAACTCGCGCATACCAGGATTTAAACGCGATTAGAATTCTGGCGCAACACATTTTTGAATCGAGTATCCGATAAAGTAAAAACCGGGTTGCAAACTGAGTTTGAATAGCGTTATCTTCGTTGGATCCGGAAATGAATGTTTGGGGCAGCTTATGACGGACGACAAAGGCGGAATCCGCCGGCAGCGTAGCGTTCGAGTATCAGGGCCAAGAAAAAGCAACAGGGAAGCAGCAGGGGAGGTTGGCGCTCGCATCCGGCAGGTGCGCAAGGAAAAGCTCGGGATGGCGCAGGGCGAGGTTGCCGAGGCGCTCGGACTATCGCATGGCACGATCAGCTATTGGGAACGCGGCGGCAACGCCAAGCCGGCTCATCTGCGTGAATTCGCCAGGCTCGGCGGTATCTCAATGGAATATCTGGTCAACGGCATCGACGCCCGCAATGCGTTCTTCCATCCCCGCATGGGCGAGCTCGAGCAACGACTGATGCATCGAACGGAACATGACTTGAAAGAACTATTCGACTTGTTTGAGAAGTTGCTTGATCTGAGGGACGGCAGAATTGAGCGGGAGAGGAAAGGCCGAGAGCCGAAGCGATAGGGGCAAGTGTCGGATATCCCGGATTTTTCAGACAACAAGAAATCTACGAGGAAACGACAATGGCAGAGGCAAACGGCGGGCCGCTAGCGGCTAAGAACGTACACGTCAGGATAGCCAATTCATCACCATCACTAGGTGTCGAGCTGGAGTTTGACAAGAAATTGTCAGTCAGCAACGTCGAGATGTCGCTTGATGAGAACGAGACAGGCGTCGACATCAGGCATCATTTCGAAAATGGCGGATCGATCCCGCTCCATTATCCGTCGAAGGTCGCCAAGCCGATGCTGCGCAGCCTCATCCAGATGCTCACCAGCTTGGAGGAGGATAGCCAATTGCACCGCCGGAACCCTCGCTAGATATTTCACACGTTCGGGTTTAACCGGCAAACCAGCGGTCAGTCTCAAACGGCATTTGAAATTCCGCTTGCATTCCGATTTGAACGGGATTTGAATAGACGGGGTTGCCGTTAGAATTTGCGGCAACAGGAAGGGCTGTCATGAGCCTTGCCCGTTCTAATCCTTGTCGTTCGAAGGCGGCTGTTTCGGCTTGCGTTTCTTGCGCCGCGCCAGTTCGTTCCGGACCGCTGTGCGGACCAGATCCTTGCGCGTCTCATTCGGCTCGAGCACCTCGTCCATTTCGGCGAAGGTGCCGGCCGGAAATCCCGCGGGCATCTTGTCAAAATTCGTTTTTCGCCGTCCCACAGCGGCGTTTTTGGGTGATATCAGATATCGAGTCAAGTTTCGCCCGTCGGTCTCTCTGCGCCAAGTTCATATTGAATATCAGATATTTGCACCGCCGCAAGCATATCGGATATCAGATATATAAAGGGAGGGATGACACATGGCCAACTTTGCGGAATTGAAAGTCCGCGGTGTGCCGTTGCACTTCGCGCCGAAAGGATATCAGGCCGACCTCGACGCCTGGATCAAATTCGGCGCGCTCCCGGATGACAACGCCCTGCTCACCGCCATCCTCTACAATGACCTCGCCGCTGTCGTCGGCCTTTCGGGAAGCGCCGCCTTCTGGCCAAAAGTGCACGCGACGCAGATCTGGCTATGGAATTTCGCGCCGCCAAAATCCTATGGCTCGGCCGAGGCAGTCCAGAAATGGGCGCGCCGCGGCGGCCTCGAGCAGAAGGTGCTGCAATGACCGGGGCCGCTTCCGCCAAGAAGCACCGTCAGTCCCGAACGCCAGGCACCAGTCCTTACGAGGCCGCCAAAAAGATCGGCGTGGCCTGGCCTCTGCTGCGAAATGCAATTGAGAACGGGGAGGTCGAAATGCGAACTTTCGGCGGCCGAAACTTCCTCACTGATGCCGAGATCGAGCGCGTGAAGAAGCTGCTCGAGGAAGGTATGCTATGACTGCCGAGCGCATCCCAGTCACCGATCACGCATCCTGGCTTGCCAGGCGTCACCGGGATCTGACTGCGTCAGTCGCCGGCGCTCTGTTCGGCGTCCACCCATACACGACGCTCTATCGCATCTGGGCCGAAAAGACCGGCCGGACGGCGCCCCAGGAAGAGAACCTGGCAATGCGCCGCGGCACGATGCTCGAGCCGATCGCGGTCGAGCTGCTGCACCATGTCCGCCCGCACTGGGAGATCGAATATCCGCTCGCCGCCTACTGGCGCGATCCCGGAATCCGCCTTGGCGCCACGCCGGACGGCAAGGCCAAGCGCCCTGACATCGAGGGCCAGGGCGTGATCCAGATCAAGACCGTCGCCGACGATGTCTTCCGCGGCTGGCTGGATCCCGACACCTTCGACGTCGTCCTGCCCGAATGGATCGCTGTCCAGGTGATCGTCGAGGCGCATCTGACCGACGCAGCCTGGGCGGCCGCGGTGATCGTCCGGCTGCCGCGCGGCATCGACGAGCTCGTCGAAGGCCTGACGCATTCCGGCTGCGATGACGTCGCCGGGATCCTGCGCGCCTTGGCATTCGCCTGGCTGCACCTCGGCAAAGCCGAAGTGCACGTCATCGACGTGCCGATCCATTCCCGGCTGATAAGCCGGATCCGCGCAGCGACTGCCGAGTTCTGGGCAGTCACCGACGCCGGCGAGAACCCGCCGCCGGACTGGTCACGCGACGGCGCCACGGTGCTCGATGTTTTTCGCGACAGCGACGGCTCGGCCGCCATGCTTGCCGATCCCCAGGCCTTCGAACGGCTGGCTGCTCAGTATGCGACAGCCAAGGAAACGGAAAATACCGCGGCAAAGCTGGCCGCAGTGCTCAAGCCGCAGATCATCGCCATGCTCGGCAATGCCGAGCGCGGCGAGACCAGTCGCTGGGCAGCATCAGCAAAAACCGTGCATCGCAAGGCCTACGAAGTCCGCGCATCGTCATCTCGCATGCTCAAGGTCACGGACAAGGCCGCAACCGGGAAGGAAATCGCAGCATGAACGTCCCAGCCCGCAAAAATGAACCAGCCCTCCAGGAACTGCCCGAAGGCTACGACAGCAGCACCCAGAGCCTGGCCGTCTCGCTGGCAATCGCCGAGGTCGACCAGCAGGTAACGACCGCGCATGCCTTCCCCCGCAGCATCGAGGTCGCGATGAAGCACATCATGTCGCTGGCCACGCTCGACGAGCAGACGGCACAGGAATGCATCTATGCCCTGCCGCGCGCCGGCAAGGCGATCAAGGGACCGTCGATCCGCCTGGCCGAGATGATTCAGAGCCAATGGGGCAATAACCGCGTCGGCACCAGGATCGTGCATGTCGATCGCCTCGAAAAGTATGTCGAGGCCGAAGGCGTCTTTCACGACCTCGAGACGAACGCTGCGACGACTGCGCGCGTGCGCCGGCGCATTTCCGACAAGCAAGGGCGCCTGTTCAATGACGACATGATCATCGTCACAGGCAATGCGGCATCGGCGATCGCCAAGCGCAACGCGATCCTGGCTGGCGTCCCCAAGGCGGTCTGGCGCAAGGCTTATAGCGCGGTCGAGAACGTCCTGGTCGGCGACATCAAGACACTGGTCGATCGCCGGGCCGAGGCCATGAAGGCCTTCGCGGCCTTCGGCATCACGCCGGAGCAGATCTTTGCCGCACTTGAGGTCAAGGGCCTCGACGACATCGGCCTGGACCAGATGACCAGCCTGATCGGCATGCACTCGGCGATAAAGAATGGCGAGGCAACGATCGAGGAAATGTTCCCGACCGCCAGACCGAAGCCCGACAAGCCGGCCGATCTCGAAAGCCGGCTCGACCAACTGGCCGATGACGTGCCAAAAGAGGAAGCCGTCGATTCGAGTCCCCCCTCGCCCCCCGGCGGCAATATCCCTGGCGGCAGCAGCCAAAAACCGTCGCACGTTGACGCTGCTGCCGCTTCTTCCCTCACCGCAAACTTTTCCCGGTCCGATGCGGTCGCCAAGATGATGGTGCTTGCCGGCGATGCCGACATCACGGCCGAGGAGAAGCTGGAAAACCTCGACCAGCTCCAGCCGCACTACGCCGAGCTGCTCGGCGAGGATTTTACCAAGGCGCTGCTGTCGACCACGGCGAAAATCATAAAGGGAGAGTGGAAACCGGCGGCTGGGAAAAAATACCTCGAGGCCTTGTGATGAGCGTCTACCTGATCTGGTCGAACGAGCATCGCGCCTGGTGGGGACCGGGCCGCGCCGGCTACGAGCGCCGCGTCGAGGACGCTGGCAGCTACAGCAGGGAGGAAGCACTCGACATCTGTGCCGATGCGATCCCGGGAACATCGCTCGAGCTCGGCATGCTGCCCGAGATTCCGGTGCCAGAGGAAGATCTGATGATCATGATGCAACGCTTCGCGATGCGTTATCCCGGCCACGATCCGGAACCAGTCGAATGACCGATGAGGCGCCAGGACTGCCGGCCGCCTTCTGGCGCGGGATGTTTTTCGGCCTGGTCCTGAACGCCTTGATCATTGCCTTGGCAGTCGTCGCATGGAGGTTCGCCCTGTGGCTGATGTGATCGAGTTTAACCTTGTCGTCTGCCGGCGCATCATGGAAGGTCTGGCCCATTTCGCCGATGACGAATTCGGCACCTGCCAGCGATGCCATGCCGCGATCCGGTTCCGGCCCAATCCGCCGAATGGACCGAAGGTCTGCCTGCAATGCGCGAGGGTATTGGTCGGCGAGGCCGCCGGATGATCAGCGCCCGCGAGAAGTTTTACGAGGCGAAGCGCGAGGCCGCGCTGCGCCGCCGCGTCTATCCGCGCTGGGTCGAGGCGGGGAAGATGAAGATGCACCAGGCCGAGCTGCAGATCCTGATCATGGACGCGATCGCCGAGGATTATCGCCTCCTGGCCGAGCAAGACGAAAAGGAAGAGAGGCTGCTGTGACATCCCGCTGCATTCCGTTGTCTCCCGTATCGTTCCGTTGTATGGAGCCAGAAGGAAACAACGGAGACGATTCGCATGAGCGATTCTTTTGCCTGGCCGCCGCGCGGCATGAGCCGCGTGGAAGCTGCTCGCTATGTCGGCGTCGGCACGACGAAGTTCGACGAGATGATCGCCGACAAACGCATGCCGAAACCGCGCAAGATCGATGGTCGCACGGTCTGGGACCGCGTCGAGCTCGACAGCGCCTTCAGCGCCCTTCCGCATCAGGAGCGGCCGAATTTCTTCGACAAGGCCTCCTGACAGGAAACCGCTATGCGCAGGTTTGTCGATGACACCGCTGTTGACACCCGAACAGGCGGCGAAGGAGCTCGGCATCGGCGTCGACACGCTGAGCGCGATGCGCAAGGCCGGCGATATTCCCTACGTCAACATCGGCCGCGGCAAAAAGCGTGAGACGCCGCGCTATGAGCTCGACGATCTGATCGCCTGGAAGGCAAAGAGGAAACAAACGGCATGTCAATTTTCATCCGCAAAACCACCAAGGACGGGACGTACGACTACGACTTCCAGTTCAAAGGTGACCGATTTCAGGGAAATACTGGCAAGACGCGAAAGCGAGAGGCGGAAGAGATTGAAAGAGGCCTCAGGGAAGAGGCCCGCCGCACCTGGGAATCCAGAAAGACCGTAACGACACCCGACGCCTCGATGACGCTCGCGCAGGCTTGCACCCGGTTCTGGCAAGATCGAGAGGCCGACCTGGTCGACAGCGACAAACTGCTTTGGTCGCTCGGCTGGTTCGACAAGCATTTCGGAGATCTTCGCCTGGTCGATATCGGTGACAACGAGATCGCGCGCATGGTCGCGAGACGTCGCGGCGAAACCAACCTCAATCACAAGAAGACCGAAAAGGCGCTGATCTCTAAGACGACGGTGAACCGCACGGTCACGGAACCGATGCGGCAGATTCTGCGCCGGGCGCGAAAGGTATGGAAGGTGCCGGTGCAGGACATCGAATGGCCGGAGCACTTCCTGGCCGAGCCGCAGGAACTCGTCCGAGAGGCTTCGGTGGACGAGGAAGCGGCAATCCTTGCCAACCTCAAACGCGGCTATGACGACGCGGTCTTTTTCGCGATCCGCATGGGCGCGCGGCGCGAGGAGATTCTCAATCTCGATTGGCCGCACATCGACTTCTTCAACGACCGCCTGACGCTGGACGGCAAGGGTTCCAGGAAGCGCACCGTGCCGTTTCCGGAGGATGTCCGCGATCTGCTTTGGAGCCTCAAGGATCATCACAAGGTAAAGGTCTTCACCTACGAGGCGGCCTACAATCGCAAGGCTGGCAAGCACAGCCCTGCGACGGTGCGCGGCCAGCGCTATCCGCTGACCGAGGCCGGGCTCGAGGAAGCCTTCTCGACAGCGATGAAGACTGCCGGCGTGGCGAATTTCCGATTCCATGACACGCGCCATACGGCAGCCACCCAGATGCTGCGGGCGACCGGCAACCTACGTCTCGTCCAGCGGCTGCTCGGCCATAGCAAGATCGAGACGACGATGAAGTATGCGCATGTGACCGACGACGACCTGGCGGTAGCGATGAGCGCGACGAAGTCCCACCGCGATGGACTCGTGACAAAAAGTCCCGCAAAAAGTCCCGCAAATGACAGCCGAAATGCGGCAACTGATTGACGCAAAAGGATAACTCCGGAGACTTATGCCGGACCTCCTCCCCCGGCGGGTGTTGTTTTTTTCGGGCGGAAAATCCTTATATTTCAAAGGCATTTAGCCGAAACGCCCAAAAGAACAAAACGGGTATTTCGGGACAAAAACCGGCCTTTGGTGGCGAAAAGTCCCGCAAAAGTCCCGCAAAAGTCCCGCTCACGAAGGCCAGCGCAATTTCTTCGACAAGGCCTCCTGAAAATAATTACGCAATTTGCGCATTTTCCTCTTGCGTCCTGTGCGCAAGTTGCGTATACCTATTTCAACAGCAAGACATTGCGGCGCGGCAATTCCGCCAGCGCCCACCAGCCTTAAGGAGGCTTTTTATGAAACTTCTTTCTTCTACCGACCTCGCGATCGCCATGGCGATCCGCACCGACAGCCTTCGGGTTGTTGAGCGCGAAGGCCGCTTCGGCGCCTTCTGGTCCATCGAAGACGCCTTTGGCGTCATCGAGGTGGCGCTCAGCGCCGAGGAGGCCGGCCTTCGGGTCGGCGCCATCGAGGCGAGAGCGGCCTAAACCGCTCTTTTCTTTTCCAAAGGATTTATATTATGGCCGAAACAATCACCCTCGAATTTCTTGCCGAGCAGCAGAAGCAGCTTCTGACAGAAGTGCGCAGCATGCGCGAAGATCTGGACGTAACATCCGCCACCGTCCGCCGCATGGACGGGACTCTGCAAGGTCTTGTCAGCGAGATCCGCGCCTTGGCCGCACAACAGTCGCGGCTGCGCCTGAAGGTCGACAGCCATGATTGAGCCCAATGATCTCGCCGCCCAGGTCAAAGCCTGGCGCGGTAAAGTCCCGGCCAGGGAGGCCGCCGATGTCCTCGGCATCAGCCTGCGCACGCTGCAGGGTGTCGAGCAGGGCCGCGGCTTCAACTACCCGACACTGCTGCTGATCGCGCTTGAAGCCACGAAGGACAAGATCCGTGAAGCATCCTGATTATCCTGTCACTGCCGAATCGACAAACCCCTTGAAGGAAATCAAATTGAAAACGCTTCTCGCCGCGGCTCTCACGGCCGCCTTCGCCATGCCCGCAGCGGCTCGCGATATCTCGTTCACCTTTAATGGTGAGTATCAGGGCAAGTCCTTCGCTGTCGGTAAACTGTCCAGCGACGACTGTGGCAAGCTGCTTGTCAAGCCGCTGGTCATGATTCCGACTGGCAATGGCTCACGGCTTGCGGTGCCGGCGACCGACGTCAAGAACCGTCAGTGTGTTGCATCAGGCGAGAGCGAAACGCCAGACCAGATCCTCCGCTTCGTGAATTTCCCATTGGTCAAGGTCTATAGGCGCGATGACGGCACGTCGGTCGTTCAAGTCGGCAACGGGCCGAAGGTCGATCTCAACACGGCAGCCAGATTCTCGTCATGGGAAGATGACACCGGCTTCTACTATTTCGTCGACAATCTCATCTTCACCGACAAAAGCGGCAAGAAGACTTGCTATGAGGATGAGAGTCGCCGGTTCCCATGTGATGCCAACTGACCGCCGCCTTGCCGCCTGCCGGCCCCGCGAGCACGCGCGGGCGGTTCGGCCGATAGAATATGGCCCGGAACGCTAGCGCCTGTCCTTGGGCCGCTTGCGGCCGACGCAGGATATGCTAGACACCTGCCCGTCGCTTGGCGGCCCGTCAGCAGGCAAGCGACTAGACCGCCGCCGCAGATCCAAACGAATCCCCCTTCGCCCCATCTGTCGCGGCGGTCACCCGCCGCCGAGCGCCTCTGCTACTCCTTCTCTGGCCGGGGTGAGAACATGGGCCGCTTCGAATGCGGGAAGGTTGGGATCGGCCCGTAGCCCCGCGCATGGGCGATGATCTCGTCCAGCACCCGGCAGTAGTTCTGGGCATCTGCCGCATTAGGCTCGACCGGCGTGTTGACGCCGATGTACCAGCGGTCGTTGCCGCTGTAGGCATAGCTGAGCGAGATGTAATAGCTCGCCTTGGCGGCGCGCAGCGAGGCCACCCGCATGCCGCAATCGGTCCCCGGCATCACCCGCTCCTCGAAAGTCGAGAAGATGAGCTGCAACAGCCGCTCGTCGTTGATGATGCGCCACGTCAGGTAGGCCGGGCCAAGCGACACCACCAGAAGGGCGATCACCAGAACGTTGGTCAGGGTCAGCCCCTTGACCGCCGTCAGCCAATTGAGCAGTCCGCCCGGCGGCTGTGTGGGTGGCGGCGCAGGAGGTTCGGGCGCAGTCACGGAAGTGGTGCGCTAACAATGTGAAACGTCGGAATGCCGAACAGCAAGGCCACCAGCATATAAAGCGCGACCAATGCGACAACGGCGATGTAGCCTTTTTGAACGTTGGCCGGAACCGGGAAGCTCATCCACGAACAGAACCAGAGGATAACCGCGCCGATCAACAGCAGGATGGCGATGACAATGGCGATGTTGATAATACCGAGGATCAATTGCGGGATCATGGCAGTCTCTCCTTTGCCGAAATTCTTCGGGGATGCTCATGGCGGCCCCTGCGGCTGGCGGCAATCCCTGATGTCCTTGACCAGTGCGGTGATCAGTTCCAGCTGCGCCTTGTTGCGCTCGCTGGCATTAGCGGCGACCTCGCCCAGCACAAAGGCGGCGAAGCCGAGAAAGCCGACATTGACGACGAGCAGAGCGATGGCCAGCGGCGTCGATTTCATTGCCTCGATCGCCGAGCTGGCGACCTTGCCAGCTTCCTCCGGTATGTTGCTCATCGGCGTTCCTTTTCAGATCCGCCACAGGACGTAAATCACGAACGCGATGGCCAGCGCGAAGACCAGCCAGGCGAGCAATGTGGTGGTCAGCCTGAAAGGCGGCATCCTAAAATACCGCTGGCGGTCATGCTGGCGCTGCCGCGAACGAGTTGGCCCGCGCATCCCAGATGGTGGCGAGCGCAAACTCGATGTCGCCGTCGGGGACCGCGTCACCGCCTTCTGTCTCCAGCGTCGAGGCTATGACCGGATTGGCGGCGGCGACGTGCTGGGCGAGCAGCAGCGCGCTGTCCTGCCCCCGGAAGATGCGGTCGGAGTAGGCGACGCGATTGGCGTGGTTGGGCGCGGTCGGGTCTTCGCTGGCGACGTTCTGCGCCACCTTGAGCGAGATGAACGACACCCGCGTGAAGAACGTCGGGTCCGATGCGGCGTCGATGATGGCTTGGCTTGACATGGTCATGTTTCTCCTAAGACTTGAGCGATGGTTGGGCCGCCGAAAAGCGTGTCGGGAGCGCTGGTGATCCGCTGGTTGAGCGGTGGCGTCGGTACCCCGGCAACGACCTCGCCGTCGAGCCATTTGCGTTCGCCGGGATATGCGAGGAACTCCCGATATTGTTCGGAACTGATCTCGACCGCTTCGACAGGTCGCTGCGCCTCCGGCCAGACGTCGGACGGGAAAAAACTGGTCGGGAAGCCGTCATCGTCAAAGGTCGCGAAATAGCGGATTTCGTTCTGGTCCATGTCAGTATCCAATCGCCAGACAATGGACATTTATCTGCGCCAATGCCACAGCCCCCGGTGTCACCACGCGTGCTTGAAAAGCGGTGATGGCCGAATTTGACATCGACACAAAATGCACACCAAACAACACATTTCCAGCCTGTACCGATCCGGGTGAGGCTGTCAGAGCAACGGCAATACACGCATTCGGAAATGCTGCCGGGAATGTGAAATTGCCATTGCCACCTGGGTCTGTTGTCCTAACGCCGAAATTCATGATCAGGCCATTTTGCAGCTTGACATAGCCGGCACTGGAAAACGGGCTATTGGCCGCCGTAAAGACCGGATTGGCACCGACGGCAAGACTGGCGACGTTGGCAGTCAGCACTGCGCCATTGGCCACCAACGTAGACAACACCGATCCGGCACTGTCCTTCCAGATGACAGCAGGAGCGGGAATGGCCCCGGTCCCCTGTACGATCAGATTGGCACCGTTGGTTTGCAGACTGCCGTTGATTGTCATGCTGCCGCCATCGTCCATCGTCGCGACATCGGTGCCGGTCAAATCCGCCTTGTCGTTCCACACGAAACGGTTCGGACTGACGCGGGCGCCGAAGCCGATATCGGCCGCCGTAAATGAAGCCGACAGCGCGAAGGTCGGATCGACCCATGCATTGTTGGCGAGATTGCGCTGCCGCAACTGGCCGTTAGGCGTCACCGTCGTGTCGAGCCAGAGCTGGCCGGCATAGGTAACGGTGGGCTCGATCGGCCCTGCGCTTGATGATGCCAGTGCCTGGATGGCCCCGTTCATGTCGGTCCGGACCGCCAAGCCGGGACCGTTGTCGATTACCATGTCATGCTGCGGCATTTTTTCCTCCTCTAGAAACCACGCGCCTGAAAATCAAACGTTCGCGTCACCTGGGCGCCGGCGTTCCTGATATCGATATCGAAGCCCTGGCGCGTCTTGTTGAGCACCTGGATCTGATCAGTAGCCAGCGCATCCTGCACCGTCACCACCACCGCCGGCACCAGATAGAATTTCACCGTAAAGGTAACGTGCGTGGTGGCCGCAGGATAAGGCACGTCCTCGGCCGAATCCATTTTCATCCTGAGATCGGCGATGATGCACAGTTGCTCGACGCCGATGTTCTGGCCGACCGGCGCCGTCAGGTCGGCGCGGAACTCGAAACCCCTGGCAGTGTATTCGATTGGCGAGAATACCTGCCAGTTGCCCCAGGCGGCGGACGGCGAGGCCGGATCGTCGTTGGTGGTGCGAATGAAGAGTTGCACCTGGCCATTGAGATCGCTGCCGACATCGTCCCAGTCCTGCCACTCGTCGGAATTGTTGAGCCGGTCGTCGATGAAGTCGGAGCCCTCCTGGTAGGGAAAGGCGAGGATATCGGCCGAGAAGCGGACCGTAAAAACGCCGCCGGCATCGATGCGGTTGTCGAACATATACCAGCCATGCCGCGGTTCCGATTGTGGCGGATCCGGCATGCCCTCGACGAGAACATCGACGTCCGGCCAGCTATCCATGTCGGCCAGTTGCACATCCCACATGCCGCCGGTCTGGCCGAGCACCAGCCATTGCTGCGGCTCCAGCACCTCGGTGTAGTTGTGCGTGCCGAGCCAGTCCGGATTCTCGCAGATGCGCGCAAACTGGTTGTAGCGTCCGTCCGGCTGCAGGGCGATGATGGTCGCCACGCTGGCCGACTGGATGCCGACGATATCGAAGGTGCGCAGGAACCAGGTGCCGACACGATAGACCGCCTCGACTGTGGTGGCCGAGCCAGGGATCGATGGAATGACGACCTGCGCGGAATTCCACGATGCGCCCGAGGTTTGCGAGGAATGCCTGAGTTCGAAATGGCCGCCGACGATGACGTCCAGTTCCGTCGCCGGTAGCCATTCGAACAGCGCCACGCCATCCGAGATCTTGACGCGGAACTGCTGCGGCGCCGATGGCGGCGCAAAGCGGCCGATCACCGTGTAGTTGAGCGTCGCGACCGGCCCCCTGACGCCGATCGCGGATATCGGCGTAATGCGGAACTGCCACGGTCCCTCGGTCACCGGCAGATCGATCGCCTGCGCTTCGGTGCGGGTCGTCGTCCAGTTGCCGTCCTGCGGCCTGCAGGAAACTTCGAACAGCGGCGCTGCCGACGACCAGGACAGGATGACGCGCACGCCGACCGAGATCGGCGAGGTCTGGATGAGATATTCACGGATTGCCAGGTTGATGACGGCGGGCCAGGCAACCGGGATAACCGAAACATTCGGTACCGTGATTGGGATGTTGTTCTCGACATAGGCCCACTTGCCCGGGAAATGCCGCACCGCATTGATCTCGTACTTGTCGGCATCGGCCTGCCGCACCGAGATCACCCGCCACAGCGTCGGCTCGAGCGCGGCGGTCGCCACCATGAACACGGTATCCGGCGCCGGCGCCTCGGACATGCCGAACGCCGCGACCTGCAGCAGCGCCGCTTCGACTGCCGGCTGGGCAATCTGCCGTGTTTCGATATGGCCGTCGCCCATCATGCAGGTAATGAAATAGGCTCCCGTCACCCCGGCAGCGCCGATCGGAACCGGATGGTCGAGATTGATCAGAACCACGCCGCCAGATGGCGGATCGGCCGATACGACGCGCCCGCCGAAACGGACGCCGGCGACGTTGACATCGGCGACCTGGATAATTTCCCCAGGCCGGGCAAACGCCGATTCCAGTCCGGTGGCGAAGGTAACTGCCTCGCCCTCATAGAGTTCAGTATAGAGCGCCCACTTGCCGGTGCGGATGGCCTGGCCTTCGGACGTGCAGCCGAGCGCCTCGATCTCGGTTGCCTGGATGCCGTAGCGCGAGATTGCCGGCGGATCCTCGACGACAGCCAGCCGCGGCTGGCCGAGATTGGCCGGGTCGCTCCAGGCCACCGTCGCCATGGTATGGCGCGCCCTGAGATCGGATCCGGAATAAGTAAATGTACCGTCGATCACATTCGCGTTCGTGAACTGATGGACCGGATCAGACGGCAGGTCGGCCACCGCCACCATCTGCGTGCCGCTCCAGTAGGTGAAGCCGCGGAAGATCGATGCGATCTGGGCGATCAGGTCGAAGGCTTCCTGCTGGCTGGTGATCTGGATGTTGCAGGTAAAGCGCCGCTCGACGCCGCCCTTGCCGTCAGGCACCCGCTCGTCGCACCACTGGCCGATCGAATAGAGCGCCCATTTATCGACCTGCGCCGGCGACAGGAAATTGCCGATGCCGTGCCGGTAGCTGACCAAGATGTCGAACAAGACCCATGCCGGATTGTTCGTCCATGCAATTTTGAACGTGCCGTCCCAGACGCCGGTATAGATCGCATTGTTCGGTTCGTAATTCGAAGGCACCAGCACACGAATGCCTTCGATGAGATAGGTGCGCTTGGGGATCGTCGAGAATTGTTCGCTGTCGAGGAACAGGCCGGCGACCGCGGTGCCGTTGTAGTTGACGCGGTCGTCGATGATCTCGGTATAGCTGTCGAAAAAGAGGTCGCTGGCGTGATCGGGATTCATCGATTTCGGAGCACCGCGCTGGACGATGATCGTCCACGGTCCCGGCCTCGGCAGCGTCAAGAGATAGCTGCGCTGGTAGCGCGACTGGGTCTTGCCCGACATCGAGTGGATGAGATAGACGACCGGCGGGCCGCCTGCATTGGTGATGTGGACGCTGTAGGGAACGGTGAAGCCGTCGACATCGCCGCTGGTCAGATCGATATTCGTCAGCTGCGGCGTCGACAGCGTGATGCGGACGCGGTCGACATCGAGGTTGCTGATGCCGCGCGTCAGCGGGTTGCCATATTCCAGCTCGAGCCCGACCGGGATTTCGTTCTCCTGTGAGGGAAAACCGGAAAGGATCGGTTGGGTGCGATAGCCCGATTGCCACTGGAATTGCGTGTTCTGGAAGTTCGGCATCGGCACGCCGTCGAGGAAGATATCGCTTGCCGAGCGGAAGCCACTGATCTGCCCGTCCGAAATAACGTCGATGATGCGTGCGAACTGCTTGGATCGCAGTTCGTTGTTGAGGTCCTTCTGGGTGACCCAGCTGCCCAGTTCGGCGACCTCCAGGCCGGCCGATACCACCACCGAGCCGCAATGGACGCGCCCATAGGCGAGCGGCACCGGCGCGCCCTGGGTGACGACGTTTTCCGGACCGGTGAAGGCAAAACCCTCGTTGCGCTCGTCGCTTTTCTGGTCAGGCGTCTTCGGCCGGAACAGGAACGACAGCCCGACCATGACGCCGAGGAACAGCGCGCCGCCGATAATGGAGGCGGCCGTAGCGCCGATCGCCGGAAAGAGCGTGCTGATCAGTAGCGCGCCGAGAAACGCCCTGCCCTCGACCTGCGGCACCAGGTGCAGCTCGCGGCTGACCGGCATGGTCGCCGCCTGGTCGCCATCGCGCCAGTCGCCATCAGCCAGGACGTGATAGATCCTGTGCGCTGCGAAGTCGCGGATGAAGCCGGGAAAGTTGGCGTCCAGCGCCCGCACAGCTTCGTGCGGCGTCATCACCGCCAGGCGGTGCAACGCGCCGTACTTATCAGCCAGCGGCCCGTAGAGATGGATGTCGATCGGCTGGCGGTCCTCGATCATGCCAGCGCCTCATGGCGAAGATGCAGGACCGTCGCCTTCTGGAAGAAGCCGTCATATAGCTGCCGCCGCGACAGTTGCCCGACCAGCTGGTGCAGGATCAGGTCCGGCGCCAGGAACAGCGCCAGGTGGTTGACCACCGGCGAGCCGGGGATCTTCATGCCGAACACGTCGCAGTGTTTTGGTGGCGTGCCGGCCGGCAGCGCGACAAAGCCGGCGCCGCGAAAATGCCGGGCGATAAGATCCTCGCCCTCTTTCCACCAATTCCAGCGGCGCTCGAAATCGGGAACGGCAATGCCGGCATGGATCTTGAGCCCGTCGCGGATGATCGAGAGGCAGTCCTGGCTGCCCCATGCCCAGTGCCGGCCGACCAGCGGCGCCGTAAAGCCGCACGGCTCGATCACCCGCCACTGGCAGGATGGCCACGATACGATCAGCCAAGGCAGCCCCAGCTTTTCGCAGATCGTCCGGTCAGCTTCGGAGGGAAGCGGCGGAAGATCGACGTGGCTATGGACGATCGCCTCGACGCCGAACTGCCGGTCGAGCAGCGCATAGCCGCGCATATCCATGACGAAGCTGTCGTGGTCGGTCGCACGGTTCTCGAGCGGCCGGTAGAAATTGCCGGCGATGACGCCGCAGCTTTCAAGCGGCGCGCAGCATTCGGCATGGATGAGCGCGTCTGCAAGCTGTGGATCGGTCGGTCGCCACGTCATACCATCCTCGTCGGCAGCGAGGACGGGAAAGCCGAGGTCGGCAGTACGCCCCATTCGCCGAACCTGAGCTTGCAGGCGGTTAGCGTCTTGCCGCAGATGTCCTGGCCGGGAAACACCGGATCGTTGAGCACTGGCCCGCCGGCATAGCCGCAGTCAGGTCCGCGATAGACCCATTGACAAGTGCCGGCGATTACCTGCCGCCACGGCAATTGCACGCCAGCGACGTCGAACGGCACCGCCAGCTCGATCTCCATGAAGATCGGATTCTCCGAAACCTTGCGGGAGATGAAGAACGTCTCGTCGGGAAAGGAGGTGTTCGGGTCGGCGTAAGGATTGCCGCCCGGAAAATTCACCGCATCGAGATATTTGCCCAGCGTCCGCTTGCGGGTGATTTTTGCGCCCAGCGCATCGTTGAGGCTGCGCAGGAAGGCGCCGAGCACGCCGCCGATGTTGGATGCCCGCATGGTCGGCCTGGGCAGCTTGCCGGCCGATGTCATTTCAAAGCCAGTCGTCTCGATCGGAAACGGTTCATACTGGACGCCCTGCCAGACGATCGGCTGATCGGCGACCGTGGTGCCTGGATGCCAGCGGAAGATGTTGGCATCGCCGATCGGCGAGCCGTCATAGACGAACATCTCGACGATCTCGAGCGGCGCTAGCTGGGAAACGTCGGTCCTGACGCTCATACCGTGACCCCGTTTGCCTTGACGAATTCCGCCGACAGCGTGCCGTACCAGACGCCGCCGGGTCGCCGCAGATCCCAGTCGATATGCCAGGCATCGCAGAACACCTTGTAAGTCGTGCCGGTCTGCTGCTCGAGGAAGGCGAAGGAAGAGGCCTTTTCCGCCTCGAGGAAGGCGACCATGGCGTTGACCGTGGCCGCGTCCCTGGTCCCCCAGGTGAGTGACCACTTGCGATCCAGCGCGTTGATGCCGTCCAACGTCCTTTGCGCGTAGCCGTCACCGAACTGCGCCGTGCGCAGCCGCCACTCGTCATCGCGCGAAACTGGCACGTCCGGCATCCAGCAATTGTCGGTTCCGTCGAAGGCCATCAGCGCGGCACCTGTCGCAGCAGGCCACCAGGCCTGGATTGAGCCACCAGTTCGGCCTGGATGATCTTCTGGATGTTCTCGCCGACCTGCTTGGCATTCTCCGAATTGGCAGCGACATAACCCGAACCCGCCATGTCTATCGAGATCCTGTTCTGCTGGTGAACGGAATTGTCGACGCGGCCGCCGCCGCTGGACGAGGCCAGCCGCCTGGCGTTCGGGACGATGATCTCGCCGCGGTGCGCGATGATCGGCACCTCGCCAGGCTTGAGGCCGACCATGCCGCCGGCCGCATAGCGCGGCGCATTGGCGAATGCCAATGGCGACACCTTGCGCTGGCCGCCGCCGGCCAGGTGCGATACCTGGCCGCCGCCATGGCCTATGCCGAACAGTTTTCCTAAGAATCCGCCGCCACCGCCGGCCGGGTTGAACAGCGACTGGATCGACATCTGGAACAGGCTGTCGATGATCCGGTTCAGCATGTTGTTGAAGGCATCGCCAGCCGAGACGCCGTTCCTGAGGTCATTGACCAGGCCGCCTATCGCGGATTCAGCCATCTGGCCGATCTGCTGCGCAAATTGCTTCGTCGCTTCGGCGCTGTCCTGTTGCGACTTGATGTATGCATTCCCGGCAAGCGTGGCGTCGGTCTTGGCGAGCGTGGCCGTGCGTATCTGCGCAATCTCCTTTTCCGACAGCGTCAGTCCGTTTTGCTTGGCGGTGTTGAGCGCTGTCTGCAGCTCGGTTTCGACCGCGATGGCCCGCGCCTTGTCGTCGTCCGACATGCCACTGGTCTTGATATCGGTGATGCGCTGTTCGAGGCTCGCCTGCTCGTCGAGCTTGGCGAGATAATCGGCGAGATTCTGGGTTGCCTTTTGCCTGGCCTCGGCCTCACGCTCCGCGGCGCTGGCCGCATCGTCGGCGGCCTTCTTCATGCCGCCCGCCATCTGGACGTGCATCGGATCCTTGATACGGGCCAGCGTCTCGAGTTGCTTGTTTTGATCGACGGCGGCCTGCAGCGTGGCGGCATCGATGCCGGTGATGTCGACGGCGGCGCCGACTTCGTGGCGTGAGGCCCCGGCAGGCGCGGCAGGATGCGCTTTGACACCGCCGGGCATGCGTTCATGTCTGGCCCGAATTTCGGCCTGTTCGGCCTTGGTGCGCAGGCCGCTCTCGATCTTCGCCGAGGACGGCAGCGTCGTGAATAGTTGCGCCAGCGCCGTGGCGAAATCGTCGTCCATCTGGTCGATGCGGTCGCGGACCTTGTCGCTCGCGGCCTTTGACTTCAGGAACGTCTTGGACGCGGACGGCGTCGCGGTCACCGCCTCGGCGTTAAGGCCCGGCATAGCCAGGCCGACATCGATCAGCTTGCCGGGAATCGTGCCGAGCAGTTGGCCGTACGTGGACAATTCCTTGATCAGCGATGACCACATGTCTTTCTGGTCGGCCTGCGCCTTCTTGAACTTCTCGAACGCCGCGCCGACGTCGTCGAGGTTCTTTTGCGCCTGGACGGCCGCCGGCTGCATCCCCTTCATCGAGTCCGTCAATTCCTTGCTGGAATCCGAGGCCTGGATCGTCCTGGAGTCCAGCGCCGCGAGTACGTCGGCCACCGCCTGGACGATACCGACGCCGGACTTCACGGCCGCGCCGAGCTCGTTGTATGCGGCGGTGAGCTTGTTGGCCCCCTCGGTGTCTCCAGCCTGGACGAACAAGTTTATCGCGTTGGCGATGTCAGGCATGAAGTCCTTGAACTGGCCCGCCACCCCGGCCAATGCCTCTTCCTGCAACTTGAGCTTTGCATTGAACGCCTCGGCGGAGTCGGCCGCATCTTTCGTATTCCTGGCGTACTCCTGCCCGAACGCCGAATCCGGCAGCACCTTAGCCAGTTTTTCTGCCTCGTCAGCGACCTTGCGCAGCGCCTGGGCCGTCTTGTCGGCGCCGTCACTCGTAGACGAGAAGAATACAGTCAACGCCGTCGTCGCCACGCCAATGGCGATCGGGATGAGCACGAACGGATCGAGCAGCGCGGTGCCGATCGTGGCGCCTATTTGCTTGAGGCCCATGCCGGAAAATATCTGCGAGATCTGGCCGCCCTGCTGGGCAAAGGCGCGCAGCGCGCCGCCGCCGGAGGCGATCGAGGTCGCCAGGTCGTTGAACTGGAAGCCGAGATTCTTGGCGTTGGCCTGCATGGCGCCCAGCGAGGCGCTGGCTTCCTTGGTGTTCTGGTTGAGGTTGGTGAACCGTGCTTTCGAGCCGATGCCGGACACAGCCTTTTCGGCAGCCGACGCCGCCCTTTCGGTGGCGCGGACAGCGCTTTTCAGCGCCGCTTCATAGTCCTTGAGATTGGCGCGGAGCGTTACGACTACTGCGGCGTCGTCGGCGGCCATCGGTTATCCCTTCATGATCGCATTGCGCGCCGCGCGGCGGATGCGCGCCTGCGCACGCCGGCGGTTGGCGCGGTAGGCCGGCAGCAGGAACGGCTGTGCTGGCGTGTCCATGGTGCCGAACTCGACGATGCGGGCGGTATTGTAATGGCCATCCTTGGTCGGCCTTCCTGCCGAGATCGCCACGAACAGGCCACCGCGGCGCCCTTCCCTGACTTCGCTGCGACGGATCGAATCGCGCAGGTCGCCACTCTCGACCGGCACCCGCAGCCTGGCGCCGGCGACGATCAGGTCGGCCGATTCCGCCATCGCGATCTCGACCGCGGCGCGCACCGCCTTCGGCATCTCGTCGACCAGCCGTCGCTGCAGCCTGTCAATTCCCTGCACCATTCCTTTTCGCCCTTGCCTCCTTCAGCGTCAGCGGCACGCCAGGCTTCGCCTGCATCCAGGCCCAGATCTCGTCCTTCTCGTCCTCGTCCATCTCGCCCTTGTGGTCGCCGGTGTCGTGCGCTTCCATCCAGACATCGATCACGGCGAAGAATTCGCCGAGACTGAGCTTTTTGGTTTCGGATGGCTGGAGACCGGTGAGGAGGCCGGTTCCGAGGAGATCTGCGAAATCCCATTGCCCGTCGCCATTCTCGATAGAGCGGCTGTCGCGACCTCGACGACGGCTTTTTTTTTCATGTATTCGTCCATTCCTGCCCAGGCGGCGCCAAGGACATCGATGGCCAGCTTGTAGTTTGGGTCGAGCGGCTGGCCGTTCATGATCGAGGTCGCCGCCTCGCGCGCCTCGTTCACCGGCAGTCCGCCACCTTCCAGGCCGCGCTCGATCATTTCGCGCACGTCCTCGATGGTCCAGTCGTCGCTGCCGAAGCGGGCCGAAATCTTCTGCGGTCCGCCACCGAAATGCGTCTGCAGTCGAATCCATTGCCCGACCGTCACCTTGAAGTTCCAGTCGCGGCCTGCCGCAGTCAGCACCACCGATCCGTCATCGATCATGGGCCGGCCGTCCAGGTTGCAGTGATCGGGCCGTCGGAGGTGGCATTGATGGCGAGCGTCACCCGGCCGCCGGCATCGGCGGCGAAGGCTTCGCTGTCGATGTGGAACTTGCCTTCGATCACCTTCTTGCCAGTCGGCAAGAAGTCGATCGTCACCCGCATCGGTATGCTGTCAGTCGACATCGCGGCATCGTCCCAATCCGGAACGCTTTCCGCAGCCGCCACGCCGTCGCCGGTGATGGTGGCCGACTGGCTCTGGACATCGCGGCCGACCCAGATCGGCGCATCAGGGTCCAGACAGTCGGGAATGTTGATCTCCTGCAGGTTCTTGGAAATGGTGACGCCCTTCGACGTGAAGCCGCAAGGCGCGGCATAGACGGTCGGAGTGGCGTCATCGCCGAGCTCGATCAGCATCTTGCCGAATTTGGCAGTGGTGGGCTGGGCCATGGCTATCTCCTTTCAATGGCGGCCTCGAATCCGATAATGCCGTGACTCGTCAGGCCGTCCGGGTCGCGGTTGATGCGGGTGGTGCGATGTTCGAAGAACACCATGTCGTTGGAGGAAAGCGGCATGGCGTCCTCCTTGTCGTGCAGCGCAGCGCGCACCGCATCGACGATCTTCTTCACTTCGGGGAATCCGACAGAGCGCGACCAGCAGTCGATCTGCTGCGCGACGTCGAAGCCGGTGATGCAGTCCGGATCGAAGCCGACCGAATCGACCGGCCCGATCGTCACGTATGGGAAAGCCGCGTTTTGCGGCACATTGTCATAGACGCGGCCGGCGATCAGCGCCGCCACCGCCGGGTCGGCCTTCAGCCGCGCCACGATGGCGCCCTGCAGCTCGAGCTCGGGACTAGCCATCAGCCGATGCTCCCTGGTTGAGCGGCAGCTGTTCCTGCGCCAGATCCTCGAGCGGGATCGTCGTGCGTTCCGCCGGCAGCCGTTCCGTTACCGCTGCCGCCGGCATCTGCCGCCGCGGGATCCAGCCCAGCCGGATCGCCTTTCTCGCCGTCATCGTCTGAAAACCTTGCAAGCTTGCGTCTCCTTCCGCCGAACACGATCGTGCCTACCTGGGCCGCCAGCCTGGCGATCGCTTCTCTGCGCTGCTGGCAGCCCACGCACACCATCAGGTCGCCACGCCGCCCTCGACCATGAACACCATCATTGCCCTGTTGCTCGTATCCTTGCGGATGTCGCGGATGTTGTAGGCAAGGCCGTTGCGGACGTCGCGCAGCTGCCAGTCGTTGCCGACCCGCGCCACCTGGCCGTCGATGCGGACATTGACCTGCATCGGCTGCCGGCCTTCCAGCCTGGCCGCCAGCACCGTTTCGGATCCCGGCATGGTGCGGAACTCGGCGCGGCGCTGGAACTGCTCGATCCAGCCCGACACCTGGTTGCCGAATTCGTCTTCCTCGTCCTTCCGCTGGTCGAAGGCGATGCGGTAGTAGAGGCGGCCGGCGCCGGTTTGCGCGAGTCTCTCCATCAGGCCACCGCCGGATCGCGAAAGCGATGCAGGATCGCGGTGATCGCCGGCGTCAGGTAACCCATCGCGACATTCGGATTGTCCTCGCGGCCCGCGTTGCGGTCGTCATAAAGCTTCGACAGCATCAGCTCGACCGCCGCCCTGACCGGCCCGGGCGCGGTGTCCGAGGTCCAGTCGACGATCGATGGATCTTCCGGATCGACCGTGCCGACGGTTTTCTTGATGTAGTCGAGCACGATGTCGGAGGCCTGCTCGATCTTGCGCTGGATGTCGGCATCGTCGTCGGTATGGTCGACGCGAAGATGCTGCTTGGCGACGTCGAGGGTGAGCAGCGCTACCATTGCCGCGCTCCCGGTTCGCCATTGGCCTGCACCGGATCCCGCAGGATCTTGCCATCG